TTCTCTCCAGCCCTCGGAGTCAAAGCTGGTGATGTCAATATCATCTGCGCTCATGTCAAGACTCCAGTTTGCGATTTCTGCAACCTTCTTCGGCGCGTCTCCAATGTATACACCGCCGCCATACCCTGCTATTGCCATTATTAATCACTCTCCTTTATAATTTCAAAATTCACAAACAGTTCAACCCTGTTGTTTGCATCGCGCTTTAACACTTCCGGACTTCCCCGGGCTTTGATGAGCAAGTACCGAGTACCTGACAGCGTTTGTTCATGCAGCCCATGGAGTTTCTTTGTCACTTCCCCTATCTTTGTCCTTGCAGCCGCATAGCTTTTGTTCCGCACCCTCACCTGCAAGCCGGGATACTCGCCATTCCAATGCAAATCCGGAGGTGAACCGGCGTACTCAAACAGTGCTATGCAGTTGTCGGGTTCATCTGGTATCATGCCAAGAAATATATTTGTTCCCAGCGTTCCTATTCCCTGGGCCTGTAGATAGTTGCCTATATCGCTCAGCATCCGGCATCACCTCACTTTGCTTTTTCCAAGGCCTTTTTGACTTGCTTTTCTGCATATTGGAGGACTTTCTTCTTGTTCCGGTTGAACGGATCTTCAAGATACTTTGCCTTGCCGCCCAGGGGGTGGTTATATCCAAGTTCCTCATGCTGGCGCCGGGCATAGGGAGTTGAAAAGGAAATATATACAGCCTTCTCCTTGCCCTCCGGACCGGGGAAAGCATCCTTCATGTCGCTCCCGGATTCAGCAGCTTTATACACCTGCGCCCCGTCGGGCAGCCCGCCCACGGTTACGGTACCACTGCGGCGAAGTGTGCCAGTCTCTATGGGTGCTTCATTAATAGCCTCTGTGAGTATTGCCTCTGCTCCGGTTCTAAGCGCCTTCAGTGCCGCTTCCTCTGCAATATTGACGGCCTCTTTAATGCGCCATTTATTATTTGCCATCAGACCGCCACCTCTCTGTGGGCTTCCTTGCCGTCCAGACCCGGAACCGTAGATACAGCAATCACCGGCCAACTGCGCCCGTTAAACTCCAGCTCGTCTCCAGGCTTCACGGCTTCGGTGCAAAACACCCGGGCCTCTGACACTACCTCCCGGCCTTCGTTGTCCCGGACCAGCCTACGTTTACCCTCCCAGCGTACCTTGATTGTCTTGCTGCTGGTTGATGGTTCGCCGTATTCGTTCATTTGCCCTGTGGTATAATGCCATATGGCGGTTTGGTTGAGATAGTCTTTTATCATGGCGTCACCTTCTTGCCTTTTTCTTTTTGTTGGCCTCTCGCTTTTGCTTCAAAAGCCATCCTACGGTTCTTTCTCGGATTTCACCGCCAGCATAGACTTTTATCTTCTTGCGTTTTGGAAGCCTTTCAAGTTCCTTAATTGTGTATTGAGAAAGTTTCTTCATGTTATGAAAACACCACCCAGCAACCAAGGTCTAAGCAGTTCCTTCGCCTCCTGGCTTAACAGTCCACGCCCGGCCCCCGGTGCATAAGCCTCGCTCATATTCCCCAGCGAAAAAGACTGCACCCCTTCCTGCTGTAGCTTTCGCCGCTGACTGTTGCCACGTTCAAGCAGTGCCAGGGCTTCCTCGCAACAGGCTTCCTTGACCGCTTCCGGAAGTTCAGTATCCGGGTAGCGGGGGAAAGCCAGTTCCTGTTCATCCGTAGCTTTTCGCCCCTTTAGCGGCTGCCGGTCGATTATTTTTGTTGCTTGTTTGAGGGCTTTTTCTTTGGTACTGTCGTCTGCTTGCCCCCAGCTTTCGGCGTGGAGGCGTCCTGCGAAATATTCGTCTGCTCCGTCGATGTCGATGTAGCTGTTTTTTCCGACCGTGATTGTGGTTTCTGTTTCTGCCATTTAGCCTCCGCCTCCTTCTTTGCTTTTTCTGCCTGCTCCCTGCGCATACGGTTAAATCCAGTTATATCAACTGCCATAATATCACCTCAAAGTACATGAGAGGGCACTAGGCCCTCTCATTTTATTCTGCTACCTGCTCTAGTCTGTGCTTAAACTGGACAATACGCACATTCTTGCTTTCGTATACTCGCTTCCAGTTCAGGTAGTTTGCCAGTTCGGTATTGCTCGGGGTTGCGCCTGCAACGGATGCGTTCTGGAAGGCTACCCCTCTCGGGTGTAAAATGAAGTGCCTTCTGTGAACGAGAATATCATCGCCGGCAAGAGCGTCCCTTGCGGTCTCTACCGGTACAGGAGCGCCACCTTCGCCCCATCCAAAGGCGCCGGCGCCGAATATATAAGTTGTGTATACGCCGTTATCATTAGGCAGGCTGTCATCAACCACAACAGGCTTACCAAGGAAAGTTCTAACTGCAGGCTTGCCCTCAGACGGGGGAATGGTTTCAATCAGGTCATCCTTCGTCAGCTTTGCCACCGTTGCGCTGTGCATAGCAAATCCGGTCAACTTATCTGCATTATCGCCCAGCTTGTAGATTGCATCAACTGCGGTCTTTGCATCAATTACAGCTGCATCTCCAGTTTTTGAGGAAATGTCGTGCTTGTTTGTGTCCATTCCAGTTGCGGTATTTCCAAAGATGCCGTCCAAGGTCTTAATCAATATAGCCTGGAATCTCCTTGCCCAGTAATCAGCTACAAGGTCACCTATTGCGGCCATTGGGTCATCGCCGGACAATGCTTTTGCCAAGTCGTTTACGCTCCAAGCACGGCCACGGGTCAAGAGGGCTGCCACGTCCTGGGCCGCAGTAATTTTACCAACGGTCAGGGCATCGTTGTCGCTCAATACTTCATCATCACCGGTCAAGTCTTCCCAGAACGGCATATTGAGTAGTTTACCTCCAGAGCTTGCAAGTGCGTCAAGCGTCGGGGTTCTTGCGATTATCCCGCTCTGATAAAAAGCGGAGAGTTCAGCAGTACGCTCAATTACGTACGGGTTAAAAACTTCGGGAACAATTACATCAGCAATAACTGTTTTTGCCATTTCCATCACCTTTCTTTAATGTTGTTATTTTACTCCCGCCTCTGCTTTCATCCGTGTTGCTTTAGCCGGGTCCTCGCGCAGGATTTTGCCCTGCATAGTGAGGTTCCAGGTTTCTTTCTTCCACGGGTTGACTTCGGGATCTCCGGCACCTGGCGGGTTTGTGCCGCTTCCCACTTTGCCGGATTCTCCGAAAAGGTACGGATCGGACTGTTGGATTGCCTTTAGCTGGTCATCCAGACCCAGCAACTGCTCGCCGTCTAGTTTCACCTTTTCCAAGTCAAGCAGGGCCTTTACAGCTTTCGGGTTCTTTGCCTTAGCTGCGGCAAGGGCTTTTTCAATGGCAAAATCAAGCTGCATTTGTGCCATCTTGGCTTGCCATTCCTCGCTGGCCTTTTTATTCTCGGCCTGCAGGGTTTCAATCTGCTTTTTAAGTTCCTCGCTTGCGCCTGCAGCAGCTTTCAGCTGCTCAAGCTGCTTGTCCCTCTCGTCAATGTCTGCCTCAAGCTTCTTCTTTGCCTCTGCTACTTCGTTGTACTTATCCTTTGGGATAAAGTACTTTGGCAGTTCCTTGTTGATGTCGCCAATCACGCCATCAACCTTTGCCTCTTCGATTCCGGCTTTTTTGAGTAATTCTTTTAACCAATCCATTTTTGATACCTCCATACATTTTTATACAGGTCTGTGCCTGTTTCGGGTTCTTGTCTCTTTATGCCCTGACAATACGAAAGAAGGGCAAAAGAAAAACGCCCGAAGGCGTTAGTAATCCAAAAACTCAATTCCATTCTCATGTAGCTCAATGTTTAATAAACTTACATCAATCTCTTGCCCGTCAGGTTTGAGAAAAATGTTTGTCCATTTGCCGGTCCTTTGCTCCCGGACTGCTGTACCCCAAGAAAATTCGTGAACTTCCCACCTGTGCAGCTGGATGACATTACTGCTCGTTTTCATCAGCTTACCCCCTCCTGCCGGCTCCCCTTAATATAAGTAAAATAAAAAACGCCCGAAGGCGCTTATTAACCTATTCTTTCAACTCGCTTGATTGAGCTAATGGGAATGTCCTCAATCCTCGGATAGCTTTTTGTCCTTACCCTTTGAGCGCAGGCATAATACCCATTTTTGTCTTTAGCAATTCTGACATTGTACTTCTTACCATTACGGGTTACTGATGTTTGGATTATTCGCTTTTTA